ATTTTAATTGACCCTTCAGTTATTTAATCCTGCAACAATTCCACCTTGATAAGCGGACTGATTTCCACAGGCGTTTGCGGTTCGGAGAAGGTGACATCGCAGTATTGCTCGGTTAAATTTACCGCTTCAGAATTAAACGCATGGAATATGACCTTAACAATGTCTGGTGGACAATATGTAGTGTCGAGTCTGCCAGCGAGGTAAGTAATGCGGTAGGTGAACATAAAATTATTATACTCCTAAATCAATTCGTGGATGCTGGAAATTGACAAATCCAGAACCTGTTGTTGTTGCAGTATTCTCATTTTCAAAAAAGATAGAACCATTTGAAACACCCAATGCAGTAGGGCCAGCAGAAGAAGATGCGACTTGGTTTCCATTAACTAACATTATCACATTTCCTGCACCATCAGAATTAAATGTAATATCAAAAGCAGCAGAACTTGTTGGAGTGAAACTTGAGGTTACTGATGTCAAAGAAGTGCCATTATGCACAATTAACTGCAAAGCACCTGTTCCTACTCTCTTAAATCCAAATCCACGAACAGCCAAATCACCAGCGACAGTCGAAGATGATGATTTACCAACCATAAATCTCCAAGTTGTATTATTATTGGAAGGATTTGTAACACCACAACGAGCAGAAAACAAAATCTTCTTTGAAAAATCGATTGTAGTTTGTGCTGTGTTTGTTCTTCCATTTCCTGTTAATCCTAAATAAATAACACCATATCCGACTGCTGTTTGTGAATTGATAAACTTATGCATCGATGCACCAGCACTTACAAAGAAACCGCCAGTTGTAGCCGTTGACCAACTATACATCCCTAATTCAATAGGGCCGTAGTCAAAGATAGGTCTTAATTGCTGGGCGTTCGATGGATTCAACACAACCGAAGTCGAAGTTCCAGCAATCACCTGTGCATCCGTCGCATAATCCAGCCCGAGGTTCCCACGAGCCACTGACGCACTCTGGAGATCGCTCAAATTACTCGCCTTCTTCAGAACCAAACTATCATCAGCAGGCGTATATCCAAGAATCGTCGAAATAGACTTATCAAGCCATTGGGAGGTCGCTGCGTTCCAAGTGAGAACGTTGTTATTCGTCGGGCTCACTGCTCCGACATCCGACATTTCATCGAGCTGGAATCCATTATTGATTCTTACCTGTATGCTTCCAAGCGTAGGATGATTTCCTCGAATAACCGTTCCGAGAGCCACATAATGATTCGGGCTAAACGGTTGCGTAGAAGTCCAGCCACCAGCAACAGTCGGGGACAGATAAATCAGAGTGCCGTCAGCGAATCCTTGAGTGTCTAAATTTTCGAGCAGTCCAATTTGAACGACATTTCCGTCTGCGTTATTAGCGATATCTGCCTCAACGAAAGCAAAAGTTGCCTTGGAGGTAACTTCGGTATTTGCCTGTGCCTTTGCTACCGTGGGCTTATTACCTACCGCTCCGTTGATATAAACTACCGTTCCCTTGGTTAAAGTAGCACCTGTGTTATTTCTTACAGAAGTTACCATCTTACCAGCCGTTGTGACAGTCGGGAAATTCTGCAACGCACCACTTCCGTCGACGTATTGAGCCGTTGTTCCTGTAGGCTTCGGGAAGTAAGTCGCCGAGGCGGAGGAAATTGTCAGGTAGGTCGAGGATGCGTTCGCTTGCGTTAGGTAGGTCGATGCCGCGTTAGATTGAGTTAGGTAGGTCGATGACGCGTTTGATTGAGTAAGATAAGTAGAAGACGCATTCGCCTGCGTAAGGTAAGTAGAAGACGCGTTACTCTGCGTCAAATAAGTGCTCGCAGCGGTGCTCGATAACAAATACGGAGCCAACGCCGAAACAGTAATATACCCAGAGGGATTCGAAGCATCGTATTTGGCATTCAACGCATTCTGCAAATCCGTCTGGTTGCTCAGCGTCCCTGTAATCTGTCCCCACACTCCGCCGTTTTTAGTTACCCATTGTGTATTGTAATTCGTTCCGTCAATTTTAGCCAGAACCTGTCCAGCACTGCCACCGACAGGCACACCTACGCCATTTTGTCCGTTTGTTCCGTTTGTTCCGTTTTGACCGGGTTCACCTTGAATCCCCTGCGGACCGGGCGTTCCGAGTTCAACAACTAATGTCGTCGATGGATCAGAGCCGAGTTCAACAGTAACCGTTCCTGGGCTGTAAGCTTCGAGTGGCATAAATAAGTCTTGTTACTCGGTTAATTGTTAGGCGGTTACTTGCTCACTGATATTTAGTCGCATCGTGTCAGAATAGAACACAACACCAGCGTTGATAAATTTAATATCCCACTTAGCCTGACCGATAGCCCAGCCTGTGGTGTCTTGATAGGACAGGTTGAAGGTTAGGTTGCCTGTTTTAACGACGCTGAGACTGTATGTATTCCCTGCTGAATCGATGACATCAGACTCAATAGTGACACTGTTGAGATTCGCTGGACCGCCAGCAGGAGGCGTGTAAGTTGCTCCGCCAGCAAATGTGCTACCGCGTTTGAAAGATGCTGTGCGTTGGGTAGGAGTGCAGGTCATAGAATTGGCGGAATTGGCAAGAGGGAGGGTGGGTGTTGGTGGGTGCGTGAGTGGGGTGGAGGTGAGGTTAAACCTTGAATTGGTCAGCAAGTGTTATATCGAAACCGAAGTTCGTGATGCGGTCGTAGCAATACCAATTAGCGAATCCACCTGCAAAAGTAGGTTCAGTATAAAGATAAGGTGCGTAGTATGGAAAGTTATCCGTTGGGCAAATATACTCTGTATGCACAAGATTAACTAAATCGTGCCCATGATTAACTGTTTTTGAGTAAGTAAATGAAGCATTAAAATCACAACCATTTATTGTATAAGTTAAATGCGACTTCGGGAATTCAGCTGTATGGCAATCAACAAATGAAGCAGAGCCCAATGGAGCAGACCAGCCTAATGGATAAACTGATGTGTCTTCTGTATAATTAGTGACATTTAATCCTACATATTGGTCATTCAAAAAACCATATTTTAGTATTCCATGTCCTGTTTCTGTATCACTTGTTGAAACAAAACCATCCTCATATTCAAACCAAGTATAACCTTCTATTCCCGGAGGATTCTCGCCTTGAGGATTCTGGATAATAAACTTCGCCGTGGCTTGCTGTGGTCCTCGGCATAGATTCACCTTATTCAGATTCTCGCATAAGCTGAAATCAACGCCTGTGTAGTTACCATCGGCATCGGTGTAAATTTTACCAGAAGCCAATCGAGCGTCGTAAGTTCTAATCGAATCTGGGTCTGTCGAATATGTCTTAAAGCTTGGACCTGTTGCTAAACCAAATATTCCACCTTGGTCTGTTGTATCACTTATATCTCTCGGAACGTCAGGCAGAGGATATGTAGGAACATAAGTTTCTGTGTTATATTGTGCATATACAGGCTGACTAATTAAATCCACCTTATAGAAGTTATTATACCCGGGATGATATTCAACGACATATCTTTCCCAGAAATCTTCTGGTGCTCCTCCTGTCAAATCCACCATCCACCAATCCCCAGCCCTACCCCAACAAGCAAAACAATGCGGCATCCTCTCAAACTGACTGCTCTCAGGAATCGAATCAGGCATCGAAATTAAACCCTTAGTTAAACCCTGTTAAAATAATACCGCACCCCAGAAGCCTCGTTGCTGAATTTAATGCGTTCAGTCATTTGCGACGACTTAACCATTTGATTGATTGTGAAAACAGAAGCAGGCGGAGTGCCTGTGATATTAACTGTCCCGATTAAAATATACCCTGTTGTGTTAGTGTTCTCAGGAACATAACTTGAATATGTCTTCGGATAAACACCCCACAAACAGCCGTTGTTATCTGGCGTAGGATAATTATTGCTGGTATCGATGCTAACATTCACCCAGACGCCGTATTCACCACCTGTAGCCTTCGGGATGCTGTTCATTATATTATCAGGAACACGATTAGAAATATGCCCCGGTGATAGACTGAATTGATACGGAGTGACAGGGTCGATTGTTCCGTCTGGCAAATAAACATATCCAACCGAAATCTTAAATGGGTAACTGTCGCTGTCACCTGTCTTTTTTGCGTTCACCATTATCGCCCCAGCAAGATTCTGGAAGGTCGATGTAATTTCTAAACTCGATGCACCACCGAGATTAGTAAAGTTGTATCCTGTTCCTGGTTGAGTGTTCATTGGTTATAAATCTCAACCATAAACAGAAAGCGGGAATCCTTCCTTAGAATAACGAATCTCGTAGGAGATTTTATAAATAGGACCGAATTCCTCTCCGTCTGCTTTTGAAAGCAAGAGCTGTGGATCTCCACTTGCACTTGTCCAAGTAGGTCCGCCGTAATTCGACGGCAAGAAATCGTAACTAATACCTGTGCCTAAACTGTTATTGTTACTCGCCTTTCCGACTAACGAAGCAAACAAATTAACATCGCTTGAGGAATCGGTATAAACCACACCAGACCAAACAGTAGTCGGTGCGAGGTAAGAAGATTTTCCATAGAATTTAGGATAAGCCTTATCGACGAAACCAATGAATCGACCGCCGTCTGCTCGTTCAAAGCAAGCACCATTGTATCCAATGAACGATTTCCCATTCATATTGATAGTTCCGTTAGAATCCGTTACCCATTCGTCCTTCTTACGCACGACAATAGGACCTTTGTCAGATTCGGTGTAAGGACCGGGTCCAGCGATGCCGACTGAATTAGTAAAGAAGTTCGGATGCGTCTCAATTTTCTCTGTGCTTAATCCGTTATTACCTGTGACATTCGGGCGAGTGAAACCCTCAATCGCATAAGGCTGGGATGAATCAATTCCGACATAATCAACTGTTATTTTCAATCGTCGCAGCGAGATTCTTTGGACGCTGAATTTATGACCGCTGAGTCTGGTATCTCCAGAGAAAGCAACATTCCTAATGGCAGACGCTGGAATGGGGTAAGTTACAGCTGAGTCCTTGATGTATTCTGCTCGGCAAGTGAGCAATCCGTAACCGTCATTCTCGACAGTCCAACCGTTTTGCAGAACACCGAGTCCTGTGTTGAGTAAATCTCCTTTTTCGACGAGTGCCATAAAGTTATAGGTTATTAGTTAATTATTTTAATTATTTTACTTAAAAGAAAGCTGTTTATGCGGAACAAATTCAGGCTTCGTGAAGTCCGTCGTAACAACCGATGAGCCACGACTAACAGCCTCAGCGATGCGTTTCAATAAATCCACCTGCTCAGCCATTAGAGCCGTTTGAGCGTTATTGCCGACACCGATAACACCACCGGTCGGACCTTGATCTGGGCTAAATGTATTTTTCTTTTCTGAAGAAGTGTCGTTTTGCTTCTTAAAGACATCAAGGTTTGCCTTCGCTTGTTCAGTAGTTTGCGTCTTTGTTTCAGCAACAGGAGGATTCATTTGCTTAGCATACCACTGCTCGAAATCCTTACGCTGACTTTCCATTGGAGCGAATCCTTGTAGGCTTCCTGTTTGTGCATAATACTCTAACGCACCGAGATATTTCTGATAGCCAGCAGTGACAGACGCTAAAGCCAGAGCACCCTGCGTCTTTATATTCGCCCAGAGTTTTGACCACGCTCTATCGCTTTGGTCGATTAGTTTAAGTTGTTCCTTCGTTGCAGTGACCAATCCGTCAGTCAATTTCGGGTCATTCAGAGCCTCGAGAGCAGGAATCATTTCGCTCGAAATCTTATCAGAAAAGATAGCGTTCATAATCGTCGCTTTATCAACGTCCGATTCGTAGTTCTTCAGCACAGCCGACAACGCCCTGAAGGCATCGCTCGCGGATACGTTGCCTGCTCGCACATTTTCAGCACTCAATCCGAGACCATCAGTCAGAATTCGCATTTTTTCTGCATCGTCGCCTGCTTCTCGCATAAACTTCTTAATTTCTCGGATGCCCTTTGTGAGCGTTCCTAACGATACTCCAGCGTCTTGAGCTGCGAAAGCGAGTTTCTGGTATTCCTCTGCACCGATGCCTGCCTTTTGTTGCTCATCGGCGACCTTCGCTAAATCTCGCAATCCGTCAGTCACTAACGAAACAGTTTTGTTCAAAAGAGTCGCAGCACCGAACGCACCGAGAAAAGCAGAGGTCAATGCCCCTTTGAAATCCATAGCCTTCGAGATTCGCTGACCTAATGAGTCAATGCTCGCCTTGGCTTTGTTCACCGCTGGATCAACGTTAGACTTACCGCTAATTTCAAATTCAAGTTTTCGTGCCATATCTATGAAAAAACGGCAACTACGCGGATTCTGTTTTTTTGTCCTGAGACTTATCTTGCTTACCTTCTGCCTCTTTTAATTCCTTCATCAAGTCCTCCTCCTCCGTCGATAGCACCTGCACATCAGCCCCCTTCGACACCATCATCGCTGTGCTCAACCAAATCGCTTGGCACTCAGGCATCTCCCAAGCTCGTTCCTCAGATATACCAGCCTGCAAGAGATTCGTCACGACAGTCAGAATCCAAGGCACTCCTACATCGCTCCTACCCTCTTTCGTTTTCTCCCAAAATTTCGGCCAATTCTTAATGAACACATAGCGCTCGAATTCCCTGAGAGTCCTGATGAAATAATCCCTGTCGCTCCTGAGTTTTGCTAATCGCCAGGAATCCATTAGGCTAATTTCGCTGATGTCCTCCTCTGCACAAATCTTTATCGCCACTAACAAGTCCAAGGCTTGCACTTCCTGACCTGACTTCAGCAACGGCGATTCAATAGCCTCAAGTCGCACTCTGTGCTTCAAACAAAACGGATACAAAAAACGTCCCAGAATTTTCACTCGGGACGGTTCTGTGAATGCGTTCAGGAAGCGGTTATCCACCGACTCACCTTAAACACAAAACTAACTAAATCAACTTAGTTAAGTCTAATCCTTAAGCGTTCGATACGCCTTCGAAATCGACAGCAGTGATGCTCACCTTGACGAATTCCTTGTTACCGCCTTTTTCGTCAATTTTAGTAATCCAGCCAGCGAATGAAGAAGAAGCACTGCCAGAAGGATAAGCGGTGTTTGCATTAAGGCTGAAGGTAATAGCATCACCCAACGCAGGCATCGTTCCGACCTTCACGATTCCCTCAACGGTCAATTCCGACTTGCGGTCATCTGCTCGCCAAGTCTTCGTCAATCCGTTCTCGTCAGCGACAGTCGCTTCTTCGTTGAAATTCGATGACAGGCTGTATGACTGCACGAACAGATTCGTTACAGCTCCACTAACGCCGAAAAGACAGGTTGTTCCTTTTAGAATCGATGCCATATAAATTGTTAGTTATGGCAACTTCTTAAGCAGGCAACACAGCCAGAATATCAAACGCGAATACAGTCGCCCAATTTCGCTCGTCCACGCCTTCATCCTCGGACATCAGGCTAACGTCGTAGCAGAAGGCATCCGCTGAAGCACTGAAAGCCGTCTTAAGTTCCGCTAAATCCTGCATTCGAGCCGTCAATGCAGCACATCGAGCCCGGTGATCGCTCAGGGTTGTGTCGTCCACAGAAGAAAACAGCGTCACTCGAACCGAGCACGAGTAATTACCTAACCCCTCTGGAAGGTCAGCAGGAGTCTTAGCCGAGTCGCAAAGCACCACTGCCTTCGGTAAAAGCATAACGTCCGATGAGTCCCCGGAATACACATTCACACCAGCAAGTCCTGTTTCAGCTTGTAAGTAGGTTTTGACCACCGATTCGACGATGTGACGGATAGATTTTGTGCCCATTTGTTGTTGTTTATTATTTGTTGTTAAATTTTTTGATATTTTTTTCGAGGTAATCTCTTACTTCTTTTTCCATTTGTTTTACTCTGTTCCCGTAAACAATATTAGGAGCGTCTGCATCTGTTGCTACGTTGTCATTGTCTCCAACTGAATTACCTACAAGCACAGACATCGAAGCAGAATTGTTAATCGAGGCAACTGCGTATCCTGTAGAAGTATTGTGTTTAGTAATCCATTTAGGCGGTCTAATTTTGCCGTAAAAGTCTGACTTCTTTCCGTTAAGCTTAGGCAGGCTTCGCATCGCTCCTACCCATCCAGCCTTTAATTTACCGACATCAGCTTGTTTCTTTTTTATGTAAGCCTGTAAGTTCGCCTTTGACTGCACGAGGTATTTGTTTAGCCAATTAAAGCCCGGTCCACCGTTCCGCACAATGCGTCCGTTCTTTGTTTTCAAGATGCGTTCGTGAATAGCGTCGATGTCCTGCACGATGTGGTCAGTTCCGTAATCGCTGTGCCGAGGGACGTATTTAGCGAATAGATTCTTTGCCTTATTAAACGCCCGATTTTGGTCAGAATCCTCAGCGATTTTATAGAATACATTATTGGACATTTCTGCTTTTCCTGCATATTTCTTCATTAGGCTCGTGAATTGTCCTCGGTCGCCAGCGTATAGCGTATTGCAAACAGCCCGGAAGAACATAAATTTCGATGCCTTTCGGTCGTCGATAGCCACAGCAATCGTCCCGATGTCGCGTTTTACTGCACCTTTACCTGTCTTTTCAGCAATAGGTTTCATTCCCTGACCGCCTTCTTTTGCAATCGGCGGAGTAAATGTCATCGCATCAGCACAAGCCAATCCTGCCTGTTGAATCATCACACTCTGCATATCCTTCTTCATATCGATAGCATACTGATTCATCGCCTGCATAAACTCATCCCGAGTCTTAGGCACTATTTTTGCATTAACTTCCATCATTATTGATTGTCGTCAATCACCACCAGCGTTATCCAAGCACTACCCGGCTTATAGGTAACTGAATTAACGCGAACAGTCTTTCCTCCAGCCACAATCTTCTTTCCAAATCCAAGCGACGAATGCGGAGCACCTGACACCAGAAGCCCCGTAGAAGCCCCTACACGACCATCTGAGGCGGTCCAAGATGTCGTTGCGGTTGCTACCTTAACGCTAAACTGCGTGCGGTCACAATACCCACCTGCCTCGAGCACCTGCGTCTGCATTGGGTCCGAGATAAGGCACAGAAAGGTTATCGCTCCAGAGTTCGACGATCCAGCCACTCCGAAGTCAGCAAGCATTTCTTTCGCGTCATCAAGGAAGTCCGGGTATAGAGCCATAACAATGCCGAATCTGGAAACGTTTTCTTGGGCTAAATAAACAGGCACAAAAAAACCCCACCCTTTCGGATGAGGTCGTTTTGCAATCTCAGACTGATTAGGCAGTCTTGAGGCGATGCAGAGAGGTCGAACGACCAACAGCAGCACCGAAGAGCACTTCAGCAGTGATATTCGTCCAACCGCCTTGTTCCTGGAACATCACAACTTGGATGGTGATGCCAGACTCAGGGTCAGTTGCTTGGCTAACTTCAGCACCAGCGATTTCGGTCATAGGAAGACCAGAAGCAACAGCCAGAGCGTCAGCACCACAAGCGAAGCCAGCGAGGTTTTCGCTGTTCGTTGGGAGGTCGGTGAATTGATAAACAGAAGCACCAGCGATTTGACCGATAGAACCGCTTTGGATAACTTGTGCACCGAGACCAGCAGCACCGATGATTTGGCTGTCAGCCAATAGGTCGTTAGTGTAGTCAGCGTTCAAGATGAAAGCACGACGAGAACCAGCTTTAGCAGCGTCAAGAACGCCCTTAGCAGTAACTAATTCAGCGTAAGTGATATCAGCACCGGTGTTAACGTTCGAGGTGAAGTTAGCATTGGTGATTAAAGCACCGATTTCAGAAAGGCACTTAGCAGCGATAGCGTCAGCAGCGGAAGGACCGAAAGAATTCACGAGGAATTGCATTCCGTATTCCTTCACGTCGATAGGACGGAAGCGGTGCGTTGAGATGAAGTGCTTGAGAGTAACGTCAGTCTTAGTTAAAGTAGCGTTAGATTCAGCGAGATATCCAGAAGCACCGAATTCAGCGGCAACAGAAGTTCCGACTAAGGGCACTTGGATAGTTTTACCAGCTCCGCTCGAAACAGCAGTGAAGTTGCTCGAGAAAGCGTTGAGGGCAGGAAGTTTGCCCTTGAGGTTAGCAATAACCGACTCAGCGAGAACGCTGGGAGCGGCGACAATGGAGTTAGCCATAGATAGTTAGTAATTAGGGGTTAGAGAGAAATTAAGAATTTAAGAAATTAAAAAGATTATAAACCACGAACGATTTCGTTCTTATATTTTGCGTAGTAAGCACTGCGTTCAGCACCAGCAGGCATTGAGAGAAATGCCTCTAAGTGGCTCACTGCTTTTTTAGGAGCATCAGCAGGGCTGATTTCAACAGGATCTACGCCAACCGAAGAAGCAATCTTAGCCGCTTCAGCAGAAGCACTGATTTGATTCTTTTGGAGTTCAGAAATCTTGTTCAGCAATTCAGCGTTCTCAGCGGTTACCTTTTCCAAAGCACCAGAGAGTTCGCCGACCTTTTCAGAGAGGTCTTTTAATTCAGTTTGCTCTTTTGCAACAAGTGCTTCCATAGCAACACGAATCTCGTCGCGTTCAGTAACGACAGCAGAGATTTCAGCGGATGCCTTAACGAGTTGTTCTTCGATGGTCATAAATTTGTTATTATTGGCAACTTCAGCAGAATTTTCACCAGAATCCTCACCAGAATCCTCACCAGAATCTTGCATTTGTGACTCAGCGATAATGTCCGCTGGGTCGATAGTCTCAACGCCAAGCGAGCCAACAGCGTCCCGATTTTCCTTTGAGTCGTCGATGAATTCCTGTGGATCAAAACCCTCATCGAGCAGTTTCTGCATTTCTGATTTCTTATAAACAGGAGCACTGTCATTCCCTGAGTTCATAATGAGTCTGCGATAAGTGAGTCCTGTTGCCTTTAAGTCCTCGATAGTTTTCTGGCGGTCAGACTCTGGTCGATTCGTTAAGAAATAAACAGGGTATCCTTCTTCCTTGATGTAATCGATGACTTCCTGAATTGGCTGATTGTTATCGAGCACCGTTCCGTCGATATCTGAAACAAGAATTTCTGGCATAGTAATTTGAGATTTCTTTCATTTTAACAACGCACCAAGTGAATCAGCCAATCCGGTCAGAAGTCCCTTTTTCGAGGCGACCTTACCTGACATCGCTTGACCTTTAAGAGCATCCTCAGCAACGAATTTACGTTTCTGTTTAATCGACGCTACGAAGTCCGTATAAATCTCGTCCACTTGTTGTTGGAAGTAATCAATTTGCTCCTGACTTAATGACGTGCCCTCGAGACCAGCCGCCTTTAGAGGAGTAGCCGAAGATTTAATCACGAGCATTTGCACGCCTGACATCGCGTAAAGTCCTGACATATCAGGCACAGCCATATAAACGCCGACGCTACCGACATCAGATGAAGGCGAGCCGACGACACGATCAGCAGACGCTCCGAGCCAATAAGCAGCTGATGCCATCATTCCGTCGGTATAAGCCGTAGTTGGCTTAGTAGAATTTTGAATCTTACGAGCGACCTCCTCGACACCTGTTACAGTTCCGCCTGGTGAGTCGATATGAAGCACTATTTCTTGCACTTCTTGGTCGGATAGAAAAGCGTCAATTTGCTGACTGACTTCGTTTAAATCAACAGCCCCTGTCATTTTCTCAAGCGGAGAGAGTCCCTTACCGATAACACCGACGACAGGGATGATGCCGTATTTTCCGACCTTATAAGGTTTCGGGGTTTCGCCAAAGATTTGACTGAGTAAGTCAGAGATTCCGTAAGTGCTCACTCGCTCAGCGTGCGTCTTTGCCTCAATTGGGTCGATTAAAAGAGGAGAGCGACCGCTTAGTGCTTTAGATAAGAATTTCATAAAATTGTATTAGTTAATTAGTCTTTTTTAGTCTTGGTTGTCTTCGTTGTCTTCAACGATTTGATTGTCTTGTGGAATCAATGAAGGGTCAAATCCCGGAGAGGTTTGTTGCATAGCCGCTTCAGCTTGAGTCGGTTTTCCCTCTCCCTTTTGTAGCCAATTAAACGCTGGCTTATAAAGAGTCCAAAGAGGAACGCCTGTCTCAGATGCAAGATTTACAATGTATTGCATATCGCTCGCTCTCTTAGCCATTTCGCTTCGGAAATCCAATCCGCGTTGAGCATAGAGTTCAGACATACTCATCAATCCGAGTTCAACATCTGCTCGGTCATTCGCTGCTTCTCGACCAGCATCAACCGTCACTCGCTTCGGAGTCGTCCACGATACTTTATTCCAATCTGGGTCGTCTGGTAGTTCGCCGTTAGCGATAGCGTCACCGATAACATAACCCCAAGTAGGAACGCATAACTGCTCGATGATGATATTCTGCCACTTCTGGAACACTCGGTCAGCCTTCGCCACTACCATTCGCAAAGCACCGCCGTTAGTCTTGGAAGGGTCGCCGATGAATTCATACGGCAATACGCCTCGACTTATGTCCCTCTGAATCGCCTCAAGGAAACCTGTGAATGTCGGGCTTGGTCGATTCGATTGCACCGATTGCACCGATTCGCCTACGTCCAGAGCCAAAATATTTCCACCCATCGACGCAGCGACATCGCCGTAATTCGTTGGAGCGGTAGCACCGAGTTCCGATGCCATATTGTCGTCGATTGTTCCGCCTGTTTTGTTGATGACCAGGGAAATTTGGGCAGAGGTTTTTACACCTGTCTTTTCGAGAGCAAGAATCTCCATTTCGTCCTGAATGTCGTTCCAGCTGTGCTGAAGGACAGGAACACCGCGAGCACCACTTGCGTATTCGTGGTCTATGATGTGCATCACAGCAGGAGCAATAATCTCACGACTCGTTCCGTCGCTCTTATAAATATTATAGCCAACTAATTCGCCGTAAGCACCGAATCGAATCCCATCGAACATTCCGTCTGGCTCTTTTTCAGGAGGCAAAGGATTCCCGACTCGATGTGCCTCGACTAATTGCAGTTTAGGTTTATCGCCAGCGTTCCGAGTTTTGATAGCAAAGGAGTCTCCGTCTCTTGCTGCACTTCGCAGAAGAATAGACTGCACCTGCCAGAAATTAAAACGATTCGTTATGTCGCACTTCTTGCACCACTCAGTGAAATAATCCTCATAGAGTTTAGCGTTCTTAGCGTGGCTTTGATGCCTAATGCCGTCACCGATTGAATACTGCACGAGGTCGCCGAGAATCTGACGCACCATTCCGCTGTTGCGGTCACCCCAACGCAATCGACGCATCATTTCGATGCGATCACGAGGACTTAAATCTTTCCGCTGGTCTTGGACAGGCGGAGCATACAACGCCGTTCTGTTCTTGCTGTAATTCACAGAGTTCCACCCACCCTGAGCAGATTGCTTCTTGAATGATTTATTGTCCTTAGAAGTCTTAAGCGACTGCTTGGTTTTTTTAGCAGGTGATTTCGGCATTGGTGTTATAATTAAAAGACATCCCGACCATTACGCCACGATGGACGCAGAACACGATTTTGTTTTCCGTAGGTATTGGGGTCTAAAATTGATAACGCATGCATCGCCTCATCGAGCATATCCTTAGGGTGCATCACAAAATTCTTTGAGACGGATGAACCGCTGTCGGAGTAAGACATCGTCGTCTTTCCTTCAGTGATAAGGCTGACCGCCTTGCATTTGATGAGCAATAGTTCGTCCTCTGTGAGTCCAATGAATAAGCCGGATGCCATAATACTGCTAATTCTGGCAATAAATCGAAAAGGATTAAGGGAATCAGAAATTGAATCAGCAGAGCACCAGACAAAACGAAGTCCCACAACGACAAAAAACTGATGCCCTGCTGACAGAATTGATTCAAATGGCAACTGCATGAAAAGCAAATTTGTTTTCTGTTTATTCAATTATTCGATGCTCTCGTTAGCGTCAGCTTCTCTTCCGACGATACCCCAACGCACGGCACTCAGCAAACAAAGCAATTCACAGTCCAGAGCGTGATTGTCCTTTTTGCCCTGCGGAAGAATCCACATAGGTTTCCCTGTTCGCCTGTCCTTCACTCGGACTTCAGAATTTAACTGCTCCACGTATTCTTGGCTGGCGTCTCGTCCGTAGGTCAAAAGTTTCCGACTGCGGAGTCCGTGCAGTAAGTCCTTACCAGCCAAATTCGACCACACCACAAGTTCAGCCCGAGTCGTTAGACCCGGAACAAGGATGCGTTGCTTCTCGGAATAAAACCGCCGAGTCGTCTTTCCGTCTTTATCCGTCGATGCAAAATCCTCCTGTCCGCTACCCCGAGCACATTTCCACTTACGTTTCGCAGTCTCACGATACACTTCTTGCGTATTGTCGCCGGAGTCCACGAAAACCAAAGCAGGATGCACACCTTGATTCTTCAGAAATTCCTCAACGCCCTGCCAAGTCTCTACCTTGCTAAAGGCTCGCAATCTGCTGTGACCTTTTATCCCCCAGCTCCGCACAGCCACCCAGAAATGCCCTCGCTGCACGTCCACCCCAGCCGTCCTGAAGTTAATGCTTCCAGCAGGAGCACCCTCTCGCTCGTGCAATTTCCCTCGAGGCGTTAAAACAGCCTCACCAGCCCAATCGTCCAATAAATTGTATTCGCTCGCCACTGCGTCCGTAACGATCTGACCGCCCTCTTCAGACCACGGCAACGCGAGTCGCTTTTGCTTAAATATGCGTCTTGGCTCTTCGTCACCGAAAACATCGTTCGCCTCAGAAGCCTTAATCATCATTGTCGCAAGTTCCCCCCACGACATCGTTGCGAGGCTGTTCCAGTGCAAACCGATGTGACCTTTATTCGATGACATCGCAGTCGGCACGAACGTTCCGTTCTTGTTGCACTCGAGTCGAGTAGCGTTTGTATCAGGCAGTCGTTCGTTGCATCCTTGGCACTCGTAAGTCGTGCCCTCTGAAACCTTAATCAAGTCCCACGTTCCAGAAGCCTTAGCATCGTCAGGGAATCTGATTTGTTCCCACAGCCAAGGTTGGAGTTTATTGCATTTCGGGCAACAGAAGTTCCAATCGCGTTGGTCGGTTTGCTCGTGCAACTGATGGAATTCCTGACCGCTCCTTCCTCCCTGCGACATAAAGATTCGCTTACCCATCCATCCGAACGCCGTCACCCGAGCCGATGCTTCCGCCAAGTGACCCTGTGGAGCAAGCCAGCACTCATCAGCGAGCACATATCGCAGACTCAATCGTTGCAAATTGCTCTCGTTCCAAATCCCTCGGCAATAAATCGACATTCGGTCAAAGTCCGCCACGACACTGCGGTCTTGGTCTGCTTCAGAAATCCTTGATTGCACCGCTGGGCTGTTTTTCCAGAGCGGTCGCAAATACCGCAACATGAAGTCCTTCGCCTCTGGGTCATTAGCCTGCAAAATCATCATCGGACCGGGCTGGTTCACAACCACGTAACAACTGAAGAGCCGAGCGAATAAACTTTTACCTGATTGAATCGACGCTAATACAGTCAGTAGTTTAGTCTCAGGGTCGGCTGCGATTCTCAAAGCCTCAGCAATCCAAGGCGTGCGGTCGCTACGAAACGGTCCGGGCATCGGGCTATCAGGAACGCTGTGCACGTTGTCCTCGAGCCAATCGACGATGTCTCCTGAATCTGGTGGACGCAGAATCTCACGACCGATTTTTATGAGCTCATTTTTATTCACTTCGTTTTATTCATTCATTTGTTATTCCGTCTGCGACAATTCCGCTCGCACCTTTCGCACCCAGCCCTCGAGCACCTTAACCGCACGAGCAGGATTCTCTGGGTTGCACTGTTCAGCACAATCGAGACCGAGTTTATCGAGCCGAGTCAAAATTTCTGACATCAACTGCGTCATCGCTTCTCGTGATTCAGAAGCCTTGATGAATTGCTTCGCCTGCACCGCACGTCGCTCCTGCTCCTCTTCGAGATCCAATAGAGTCTTCAGTGACTGATTGTAAGCCGTCTGAAACTTTCCCTGATTCGGGTCTCTGTCTCGAATTGATTGCTCCCAAACCTGACCAGCCAAATTCACCTTAATGCGATGCGAGTTAATTCTTTCAGCGATGCTTCCGTCGTCCAGCGTCTCTACGACTTCCGGAGCAATCCGCCTGCGTTCGTCCTCGCGTGCCTGCCTCCAAGCCAATACCGACTCAATCGAATCGTCTGGCATTCCTTCCTTTCTCAATGCCGACACCCGAGCAACCGACACCCCGAGGGCAGAAGCGATTTGTCCGTTGGTTAGTTTAGGCATATAGGGGTTTTGGGTTGGCTGTTTTTTAGTTGTCGATTTTCAGGCAAGCGTCTAATTCTTTCAATTTTGGCTTCTGAGGCGTTTTGATTGGAAATGTAGGGGTAGGTAAGGGTCGGTGCGTCAAAGTGTCTTAAATCGCCAGCCAGATGGGTAAACCCCATGGTTTTGTGAGTCAGACGAGTAAAAAAGTCAGGCGGTGCTCAGCCA